GCAACTGCAGGCGATGCAGTCGGTGGCGCTAAACCGCCAGCAGGGCAAGCGCTTGGCCATCAACCGCATTCAGCAATCCAGCGAAGCCATCATCACCGAGCTGACCGACGAGGCCATGAGCGACTGGGTGGAGCTGGGCGGCGAGGAGTTCATGAACCCCATTATCGAGCTGGCCACCACCTCCGCCAGCTTTGACGAGTTCAACGCCGGGCTGCTGGCCCTGCAGGAGCAGCTGGCGCCCGAGGCGTTCGTGCAGCAGATGGCCGATTACATGTTCCGCACCCGTGGCCTGGGGGATGCGCAGGATGGCTGAGGTCAAGACCACCGACTATCCACCCCAGGCGGCGCTGGACTGGTTCAAGGCCAAGGGCATTCAACCCGGGTTCGACTACCGCGATGTCTGGAAGGAGGAGCAGGCCAACGCCTTCACCGTGGCCAAGATGCTCAACGCCGATCTGCTGGTCGAGGTGCGGCAGCTGGTCGAACAGGCGCTGGCCGAAGGGCAGACCTATCAGCAGTTCGCCGCGACAATCAAGCCGCTGCTGGTCAAGTCCGGGTGGTGGGGCATTCAGACCATGGATGACCCCGCCACCGGCGAGACCAAGCAGGTACAGCTCGGCAGCGAGGGGCGCATCAAGACCATCTACAGCACCAACATGCGCACCGCCAGGGCCGCTGGTCAGTGGCAGCGCATCGAGCGCACCAAGCGGGCCATGCCCTATCTGGTTTACACCATCGGGCCGGCCAAGGAGCACCGGGCCCTGCATGTCAGCTGGCAGGGCGTTACCTTGCCGATAGATGATCCCTGGTGGAACAGTCATATGGGGCCCAACGGCTGGGGCTGCCACTGCGGGGTGAGGCAGGTCTCGAAGTACGAGCGTGACAAGATGGTGGCCAGCGGCACGGCGATCACCACTGCGCCGGACAACGGCACCAGCGAATGGGTGAACAAGCGCACCGGCGAAGTGGAGGTGATCCCCAAGGGGATCGAGCCAGGCTGGAACTACAACCCCGGAAAGAGTCGTCCGCAGGCACTGCAGGCCGACTTGGCAGCCAAGGAACAAACCCTGCACCAGACGCTCTCAGCGCCTCTGTGAGCGTTTTAGGCTGCCAGCGTATGCGTGAAATGGCTAGCGCTCAATCTGACGCGATTTAAAGGTGGTTTAAAGATGGTGTGAGGTGGCGGCGATGGCTGCCATTTCATGCCGCGCTATCCGTCCTGCAGAATGCCGTGTACCCTGTCGATGCCCGGTCATCATTCCCCTGTTCAGAACATCGCCACCCCATCCCCGGCGATCACCTCCTCCAGATCTACCCCGGTTCAAAGCGAAAACCGTCATTACACCCGGGCAGCCCAGCCCCTTCATCATCGATTCGTCCCAACAACTTCATTCAACCCACTCAGCCACCTGGCGGGAGGTTGTTATGTGACGGAGCGAGTGATGCCAAAGACCTATCTAGCCCTCTGCTTTGACCTGTCACGTCAGCAAGTCCGTGATGAAAAGGTCTGGCTACCGCTTATCCCGCCTGGGGTATTCAGTGGCAACGATGGGCGTACCTGGAACAACAGCAACCCGGATGCCGTGGTGGCCTCGTTCACCAAGAAGCGCCCGTTCGACGTTGAGCACGCCACCCACATCAAAGGCCCGAAGGGCGAGAAGGCCCCGGCCGTTGGCTGGATCCTGGCCCTGCAGAACATCGCCGGCGAAGTGTGGGGGATGGTGGACTGGAACAGCGAAGGACGCGAGATGCTGGAGAAGAAGGAATACGCCTTCTACTCCCCGGCGTTTCTCTATGAAGAGGACGGCACCGTGCGAGCCATCGCCAGTGTCGGCCTCACCAATGAACCCAACCTTGATCAACTCCCTGCACTGAACCGTGAGGAAAACACCATGCCGTTGCCCGTCGAACTGACCCAGGCGCTGGGTCTGGGCGCCGATGCGGATACCACCGCCGCGCTCACCGCCATCAATACCCTCAAGGCCGATCACCAGCTGGCCCTGAACCGTGCCAATGCCGGCCCGGACCTGACCAAGTTCGTCCCCAAAGAGACCCATGAGCTGGCGCTCAACCGGGCCCTCGCCGCCGAAGCCAAGGTCAAAGAGACCGATGACGCCAAGCTGACCGCCCTGGTGGATGCCGCCATCAACGACGGCAAGATCGCCCCGGCCAACAAAGAGATGTATCTGGCCGTCTGCCGTTCCGAAGGCGGGGTCGAGAAGTTCAATGCCTTTGTGGCCAGCGCCCCGGTCATTGCCGATGGCAACAAGGTCAAGGGTCAAGAGCACCAGCAGAACGGTGAGCTCACCAAAGACGAGCTGGCGCTGTGCCGGGCTACGGGCGTCACGCCTGAATCCTGGAAAGCCAACCGTCACCATAAAATCAGCTACTAATCGGAGAGTCTGACCATGGCTTTTACTGAAGCGCAGATTATCGAAGCCCTGACCGTCGGCTCCAACGCCGCCTTTGTCGAAGGCCTCAACACCGTCACCCCGCAGTGGGATGCGGTCGCCACCCGAGTGCCCAGCTCTGGTTCTAGCGAGCTCTATGGCTGGCTCAAGGACCTGCCCGGCATCGTGGAATGGACCGGCCCCCGCATGCTCCAGGAGCTGGGGTCCCACGGCTATGCCATTCCCAACAAGACCTATGAAGCGTCCATCAAGATCAAGCGTGAAGATCTGGAAGACGACAAAATCGGCAAATACTCCATCCTGGCCCGTGCCTGGGGTCGTGAGACCGGTCTGTTCCCGGACAAGAACGCGTTCGCCCTGCTGGCCGCCGGTTTCACCACCCTGTGCTATGACGGCCAGAACTTCTTCGATACCGACCACCCGGTCGAATCGACGCCGGCCACTCAGTTCTCCAACGTCATCGGTACCCCGAGCACCGATACCGGCTCCCCCTGGTTCCTGATCGATGACATGCAGGTCCTCAAGCCGATCATCTTCCAGGAACGGCGCCCGCTCGCCCTCGAGTTTATCGGGGCGACCAGCGAATACTCCTGGTTCAACAACATGGTTGCCCAAGGGGTAGACGGTCGTCACGGCTATGGCTATGGCTTCCCGCAGACCGCCATCGGCTCCAAGGCCGCGCTCTCCGAAGCCAACTTCGAAGCCGCGTTCGACCGCCTGGCCACCATGAAGAAGGCGGATGGCACCCCCATCGGCACCATGGGTCGCGTGCTGGTCGTGGGCCCGGCCAACCGGGCGGCGGCCGAGAAGATCCTCAACCGCCAGTTGCTCGATAACGGTGGCACCAACATCAACTACCAGCGCGTCAAGTTGGTGGTCAGCCCCTACATCGTGTAACCCCCAGGCCTGGGCAGAGCTTCATGGCGATGAAGCCCAGGTATCCATCAACCCGGCCTGGGTGGAGCTTCTTAGCGTCGAAGCCCAGGCCCCCTGGAGAGCGTTATGCCGACGATCAGCATCAACATCAACGCCACCGCCTGGGTGCCGGTTTCGGTTGCCGCCGCCGGCTTCATGGAGAACCAGGGGCCGGCCATCGTGAAGTTCCGCACTGCGGCCGCTTTGCCGGTGGCCACCGACAACATGGGGCACACCCTGGGGTTTGAGAAACATATCGGTTGGTCACGAGCCACGGCTGAAACCATCTATGCCAAGACGGTTTCCGGTACTGCCACCCTGATCGTGACGGAGGGGTAACGATGTTCTTCAGCGCTCCCCCCATCGTGCAGCAAAGCCCCGCGCCGCTGCCGACCGAATTGCTGCTGATGCGGGCCAGCTTCCTGACCACTGCTGGCACCCTCAAGCAGACCCTGATCACCAACGATGTGCCTCAAACCATCCAGTTCAATACCGCCAGCCTGCCCGATGCAGATCTGACGGTGGATCTCGGTACTGGTGAGGTGACGTCGGTCAAGGCGTTCTCCGGCATGGTCAGCATCAGCTGCAGCATCCTGCGGGAGCAGAGCGGCATGTTGGCCCGCTGGGGGATCTTTATCGAGGTCTGGAATGCGCTGACCAGCACCTGGGACAAGGTGCCCGGATCGCTGCGGCCGCTGACCCTGCCGAGTGCAGATACCAACGTCGAGCGGTTCGTGGACTTCACCTTCTCCGTCTCACTGACGGCCGGCCAGAAGTTCCGCTTCCGCCACTTCACCAACCAGGTGAGCCGGCAAGTATCGCTGGTTGCCCAAGCGGCGACCGCCGTATTGCCAAGCAGTGCCGGCGCCGTAATGAGTTTCTGGGGTATCAACCCCTGATAACCCCCGTTTAAAGGAGCATTGAAGATGGCAGGCAAGAAGAAGACCGACGACAAAAGCCCGCAGCTGGCAGCTGCTGCAGTGGGCGCAGGTGCCGACCTGGTGCAAGCGCAATCCCAACCGAAGGAAGACGGCGCCGTGTTGGTAGACCCGGAGGCCGAGGCCGCCCGTCTGGAAGCAGAGGCGAAAGTCGCCGAAGAAGCGCGGCTGGCTGCAGAAGCCAGTGCCGCAGCAGCTTCCACCCTGGCCGCCGAGGGGCAAGCCAGTGACCAGGGAAGCGCCAATGCCATCGGCGCATCGAGCGAACCCGGGGCAAACCTGAACTCCGATGAGCTCACCACCGAGCAGCTGCCTGCAGGTGTGAATGTGGCTGGTCTCACCCTGCAGGGTGTCGATGCCTCCGCCGCCACCTTGATCCTGGGTGTTGAGGAAAACCAGCCTGACTGGTTGCTCGGCCAGTTCGACGTCAAGGCCAAGTCGCCTGCTGGCTTCTGGCGTTGTGGTGTGCAGTTCCTCCACTCCAACCCGACCCGGGTGTTCGTGGTGAACGACAAGGCCGACGTACCGGCGGATCACGACTGCAGTGTGGTGTGCTGCTACCTGACCCTGGAAGAGGCTCGCCGCGTCCATAGCGAACCGTGGCTGACCGTGGTGCTCGGCAGCGAAGTGCTCAAGGACTAAGCCATGGCCATCTATGCGACGAAGCAGGATCTGGAGACGCGAGACGGGAGCATGCTCTACAACCTCGCCCTCGATCGCTCTACCGACACCCTCAACGACACCTGGATCGATGAGGCGCTGGGCACGGCCGACGACGAGATCAACGGCTACCTGTCTCGTCGCTATGTGCTGCCTCTGCCGGAGGTGCCTGACCTGCTCAAGCGTCAGGCCGTGGTCATCGCCTTCTACTGGCTCGGGGATCGGGACAACCAGGTCACCGACCTGCTGCAGGACCGCTATGACCGCGCCATCACGAAGCTGAAAGAGATCGCCTCCGGCAAGCTGGACCTGGGGCTTCCCACTCCCGAACAACCACCAGAGGGTGCGGTCGGCAAGGTCGAACTGGTGCAGGATAACGAGCGCCTCTTCACCCGCAACAGCCTGAAAGGGGTGCTCTGATGGCCGTCTCGGTCGAGGTCCACACCCAGGGGCCAGAGCTTGCTGCCTATCAGCGCCTGCTCGATACCCTGGGGCGCAGCGATCACAAGGCCGAGTTGCTGGAGAGTCTGGGCGCCGTGGTGGAGAGCCAGACTCGGCGCCGCATCAGCGACGAGAAGACCGCGCCTGATGGCAGCGCCTGGACGCCCTGGTCTACGGCCTACCAGAAGACCCGCCACGGCAATCAGTCGCTGCTGCAGGGCGAAGGCGCGTTGCTCGATAGCATCGAGTACCAAGTGCAGCGCAACAGCGTGAGGGTGGGATCGGCGCTGGCTTATGCCGGGGTGCACCAGGACGGATTCAGCGGTTCGGTGCAGGTGCCGGCCCATATCCGCCGCATCACCCAGGCGTTCGGCAAGGCGCTCAAGTTCCCGGTCTATTCGTCGGTGGGGGCTTTCACCCGCCAGATGGAGATGCCGGCGCGCCCCTACCTGGGACTTTCCAGTGACAACCAGACCGAGTTGCTCGCCGTGATCGGCGACTTCTGGCAAGACGTGATGAAGGAGGCAGGCCTATGAGCCGCCCTGATTTCGGCACCATCGGCAGCACCGTC